GACCATATCTAGAGCCAGTATGAAATCACAACTGGTTAGAGGTAAGAAGAAGTTCGTAAAGGCTAAAAAGAAAAAATATAAAAAGAAGAAAAAATAATAGACTCAAATAGTAACATAGTATTAATCTAAACAAAACTAGAGGGGCGTTATGGCAGAAGAAAAAAAGAAAAAAGGTGTCACCAGAGAGGAGAGGATTAAAAGATCGTTTCCAAAAGGTAGTAAGTTTGTAGATAAAATACTTAAAAAAGATGCAGAGGTAGGAAGAGACTCCAAAGCCATAGTAGCGTTTCCACCACAAAGAGGACCTGGATTGCCAAAGCAGGGTGTAACAACCGCACCGCCAAAGATTAAAAAAGAAACAAAACCATCAAGACCTAAAGAGACCAAGTTAGCTGGAACAAAGGCAGTGGCTGCAAGCACATTAACTGAGGCTCAACGACAAGCGTTATCTAATAAGCAGGCAGCAAAGAAAAAGAAAGAGACTAAAAAAGACCCATTAGCAGGAAAGCCAAGAAGCATAGCTGCTGCTAAGAAGGCAGGGCAATTATATTTCTTTGACAAGAATGGTGTTAAAAAATTAGCTGTTACTAAAGCTGATCTAGATCGAACAGGTCTATCTTTGAGAGAGTATGCAAACAAGTTTGCTCCCAAAAAGGTGACTAAGAAAGAGGCAGAAAAATTTAAAAAGAAAGCTGGAGGCGGAATGATGAAGAAAAAAGGTGCAAAAGCAGGTGGAGCTATGAAGAAAAAAGGCATGGCTATGGGCGGTGCTATGATGAAAAAGAAGATGATGTCAAAAGGAGGTCATGTCTTTGTGTCTGCTGGTGATGGTTCTCCTCCAAAGAAAATGTTGAGGTCTGAATATGAACGGATGTTAAAACTGAACAAAATGTTTAACATTAAAGTTCCTAAACCTGTTTCAGCTAAAAAAGCAGGTGGAGTTATGAAGAAAAAAGGAGCCGCAGGTGGTGGTAAAATGCGTAAAAAGATGACAGCTAAAGCTGGTGGTGCGATGAAAAAGAAGATGACTGCCAGAGGTGGTGGAGCCATGAAAAAGAAGATGTACGCTGGTGGCGGCAAGATGAATAAAAAGATGGCTAGGGCTGGCGGTAAAATGAAAAAAGGTTACGCAGTCGGAGGTGCTATGAAGAAGAAAGGCATGAAGAAGGGCGGTAAGACCATGAAGATGAGAGGTGGAGGTCTAGCCACTAGAGGTACTACTTTCAGAATTAGATAATGGCAGTAGATAAAAATCTAGAACCCTTTGAGGTAGAAGAAGGGGGAAACCCTGAAGAGTCAGAACTCAAAGTTGAGATAGTCAACCCAGACGCTGTTGCAATAGGGTCAGAAGATGGTGGTATGGTTATAGACTTTGAGGGAAGTGCTACAGAAGAACTTATGGGTGCAGATCATAACTCTAACTTAGCAGAGTTTATAGAAGACTCTGATTTAGAAGAGATGGCATCTAATCTAGTAGAAGACTTCGAATCAGACAGAACATCAAGAAAAGAATGGTCTAGGTCATACGTCAAAGGTCTTGACCTTCTTGGTATGAAGATTGAGGAACGAACCCAGCCGTGGGAGGGAGCGTCAGGAGTTTTCCATCCTTTACTATCAGAAGCTATCGTTAGGTTCCAAGCACAGGCTATGGGAGAGATATTCCCAGCAGCAGGACCTGTTAGAACAAAAGTCGTAGGAAAGCAAACAAAAGAAAAGAACGAACAGTCAAAGCGTGTAGAGCATGAGATGAATTATATGCTTACAGAAGAAATGACAGAGTATCGTGATGAGATGGAGCAGATGCTTTTTAGATTGCCTTTGGCAGGCTCTGCTTTCAAAAAGGTGTACTATGATCCCATAATGGAAAGACCATGCTCTATGTTTGTTCCTGCTGAAGACTTTGTTGTGTCTTATGGTGCATCAGACCTTATGTCATGTTCAAGATATACCCACGTTATGAAGAAAACGGAAAATCAAGTAAGAGAACTACAGGTCAATGGATTTTATAAAGATATAGAATTACCAGAGCCTACAAGAGATGAATCAGACATACAAGAGAAGTATGATGAGATGGACGGCAGTGAGGCTGTCTATGATGATGACGATAGGCATACCATACTAGAGATGCATGTTGATCTAGAAATGCCAGAACCATTTGAGGATAAAGATGGTCTTGCAAGACCATATATAGTTACAATAGACAAATCATCTCGTACAATACTATCGATCAGAAAAAACTGGTATGAAAGCGATGAAAAGAAAACTAAGCGACAGCATTTTGTTCATTATAGATATCTTCCTAGCCTTGGGTTTTATGGTACAGGACTCATTCATCTTATTGGTGGGTTGGCTAAATCGGCAACGTCCATACTTCGTCAGCTTATTGATGCTGGTACGTTATCGAATCTTCCTGCTGGTCTTAAAGCTCGTGGTCTTAGGATTAAAGGGGACGACTCGCCTCTTATGCCTGGTGAGTTCAGGGATGTCGATGTCCCTGGCGGTGCGATACGAGATTCCATTACGTTTATACCTTATAAAGAACCATCCTCAGTATTGTACCAGTTGTTGGGAAATATTGTCGAAGAGGGAAGACGAATTGGGTCGATAGCTGATGTTCAGGTAGGGAACATGAACCCTAACGCTCCTGTAGGAACTACATTAGCCTTATTAGAACGATCTATGAAAGTTATGTCTGGTGTGCAGTCTAGACTACACGCTGCCCTGAAGAAAGAGCTTAGAATATTAGCTAAGTGTATACATGACTTCATGCCATCGGAATATGCCTATGAGATAGAAGGTGACTTTTCCAGAACAAGAGACTTTGATGGCAGGATTGATGTTATACCAGTATCAGACCCTAATGCGTCTACTATGGCACAGAGGGTAACACAGTATCAGTCAGCCCTACAGTTAGCACAACAAGCACCACAACTATACGATATGGGTAAACTGCACAGGCAGATGCTAGAAGTATTAGGAATACAAGAAGCGGATACTATAATTAAGCTACCAGAAGATATTAAACCTAAAGACCCTGTAGCTGAAAATATGGCTATAATGAAACAAGAACCCGTCAAAGCGTTCAAGTACCAAGACCATGAAGCGCACATTGCTGTACATACTGCTGCTGCTCAAGACCCGAAGATACAGCAAATCATTGGTCAATCGCCTTTCGCGTCTGCTATACAGAATGCTTTGGCGGCTCACATTACTGAACACGTTGCATTTCAGTATAGAGCCGAGATAGAGCAGCAACTAGGCGTTCCAATGCCTGACGAAGAAAAGCCTCTTCCAGATAGCGTTGAAGAGGAGTTATCAAGAATTACAGCAAAAGCTGCTGCTGCTGTTCTAGAGAAGAGCAAGAAAGAGGTTGCAGAGCAAGAGGCTCTAGCAAAGCAACAAGACCCACTTACGATTATACAGCAAAAAGAAATGGCTCTGAAAGAAGCTGAGTTTGCACATAAGAAAGAAATGGACTTGGCTAAACTACAGGTAGATGCAAAAGCAAAAGAAAAAGATCAAGAGATAGAAGTGGCTAAAGTTGCAGTAAAAGCTGTACAGGATAAAGAAAAGTCTACCATAGAAGAAAGAAAACAAGGATTTCAAGAAGGCATTGATCTAGCGAGAGAGTTCACTGATGAGTAGTGAAAGCATCTACGCACCAATTCTAAAAAAAATATCCGAATACAAAGAAAACTTGAAAGATCATATGTCCACAGGTGGGGCAAAGAGTATGGAAGAGTATAATCTATTAGTTGGTGAGTACAAATGTTTAGAAAAAATACAGGAAGATATACTTGACATAGAACAAAGATTTATTAATGATTAAAAAAGTTCAAGTGAACTTTTTCGTTTTAACGCAAGGAACTGTGATCCTTAATCACTGCATGAGGTAAAAATGTACGAAGTAACACAGAAAGAAGTAGAGCCAAAGCTCGCTTCTAAAATGCCTGAACCAAAAGGCTACAAACTCTTAATATCTCCCATACAAGTAGAAGAAAAGACCCAAGGCGGTGTTTATATGCCTGATAGCTTTAAAGACGCAGAAGGTATAGCATCGATAATAGGTTGTGTTGTGAGCATGGGTCCTGATGCTTATAAGGACAAAGAAAAATTTCCAACAGGTGCTTGGTGTAAGAAAGGTGACTTTGTGATATTTAGGTCATACTCAGGAACAAGGTTTAAGATTCACAGCATGGAATTTAGATTAATTAATGACGACACTGTTGAAGCTGTTGTCGAAGACCCAAGAGGATATAAGAGAATATGAACGATACAGCAGAAAAAATAGAAGAAACTATAGAAGACAGTAACGAAGTTGTAGAAAATGATGACTTTGATGTTGAAATTATAGATGACACTCCAGAAGAGGATCGTGTTCCTAAAAGAAATGAAGAAGCAAAAGATGCTACTGAAGAAGAATCAGAAGAAGAAATAAAGAACTATAGTGAAAATGTTCAGAAAAGAATATCAAAGCTAAAGTATGATTTTCACGAAGAAAGAAGAGCAAAAGAAGAAGCAACAAGGCTTCGGGAGGAAGCTCTTAGATATGCAGAAAATCTAAAGAAAGACAACGAAAACCTTAGAAAAACACTAGCTGATGGCGAATCAATGCTTATAGATCAAGCCAAAGGCAGGGTTGGTGCAGAGTTAGAAAAAGCCAAAAGAGACTATAAAGAGGCATATGAGAGTGGTGATCCTGATAAACTCATGGAAGCTCAAGCAAAAATGTCTAAATTGCACAATGAAGAGTTTCGTGTAAACGAGTATCAACCTCAACCTGCTGTTGCAGAACCGCAACAACCCCAGAAAACCCAACAACCAAGGCTTTCTCAGATAGACCTAGAGTGGCAAAAAAACAACCCTTGGTTCGAAAAAGACACAATCATGCGTGGCACAGCAATGGGTTTACATGAAGAAATAAAACAAAAAGGTATTGTGCCAGGGAGTGAACAGTATTATAAAGAGATAGATGAGGGGATGAGAAAAATATTCCCTGAAAAGTTTGAGACTGAGCAAGAAGCACCTCAGTTACAAAATGGCAACGTGGTAGCCCCCGTTGAAAGAAGCGGAAAAAAATCACGCACAGTGCGTCTAACAAAAACTCAAGTAGCACTCGCAAGGCGACTTGGACTCAGCAATGAGCAGTATGCAGCGCAATTAATGAAGGAACAATCAAATGGCTAACAGAGAACCTAGAGACACGCAAAATCGAGAGACTACAACTCGAAAGAAGGTGTGGGAAAGACCCACGCTTTTACCGACACCTAATCCTAGGGAAGGAGTAAAGTTCCGTTGGATTAGAACGTCTGTTATGGGTCAATCTGATACACCTAACGTATCTGCAAAATTTCGTGAAGGATGGACACCTGTATTAGCCAAAGACTTTCCAGAGTTGCACGTTATGTCTGATATCGACTCTAAATGGAAAGAAAATGTAGAAGTTGGTGGGTTACTATTATGTAGCAACGCAACGGAAACAGTAGAAGCCCGTAAGGAATATCACAGAGAGCAGTCTGCAAGACAAATCGAGAGCGTTGATAATTCTTACTTGAGAACTAATGATCCACGGATGCCAGTTCTGAAACCAGAGCGAAGCACCCGTACAACTTAATGGAGGTAGACAAATGTCTAGCGTATCTTCTCCTTTCGGATTG